CACGCAGCAAGCCTGAAAGGCATCATCCCGCAAGGCACGCACAACAAAAACCGCAAGGGACTTCCGCCAACCGAGCCGCGTTCAGAACGGCGTGACGTACTGATGATTCGCCATGAGTTTTATGACTTGGGGATGAGTCTTAACAATCTGCTTCGCAAGTGGACGAAGGTCAGGTCGGAGGAATTCATCCGCGACGTGGTTTTCTATCGCATCCACATATCGCTGATGGAGGCGGGGAGTACGGTGATCGATTGACACGGATTGTCGAGATTTCTCTGCCTCTTCCACCAGACGAATTGCACAGTCATAACAAGGGCGGGTGGAAGGCCAAAATTTCACACGTGCAGTATTATCGAAACACGGCCAACAGAGAGGCTCAAAAACTTAAACAGAAACCAATGTCGCGGGCGGTTGTCCATTATCAATTTGAACTACCAGACAACAAACGTCGAGACGCGGCGAACCTCGTCCATGCTTGCAAGGCGGCGATCGACGGAATAGTAGACAGCGGATTGATACCAGACGACTGCTGGCAAGTGCTGACAATAGGGAGCGTGAGTTGTGGTGTTGTGAAGCCCGGAAGGGTGGTTTTAACTTTTGTGGAGATTCGCGGAGATGAAGATACTGACGGGGAAACGTCCGGCACCTCGCCGGACAATGCTGTACGGCGTGCACGGCGTCGGAAAAAGCACGTGGGCAAGTCAGGCACCTGATTGCCTGATGCTCAATCTTGAGGACGGCCTGAACGACATTGACTGTCACAGAACGGAGCATCTCACGACGTTCGACAGCGTCATGGATGCGTTGCGATGGCTCGGGAACAGCAAACATGATTTCCGGAACATCGCCATCGACAGCCTCGACTGGCTGGAGTCGCTGATTCATCACGACGTGGCAAAGGCTGCTGGCAAGAGCAGCATCGGCGAAATCGGCTATGGTGCAGGTTACAAGCAGGCCGTCGCCTATTGGGATAAGATCCTGTTTGCTCTGGACTGGCTGCGATCCGAAAAAAACATCGGGATCATTGTTCTTGCACATTGTGCCATCAAGCGGTTCGAATCCCCTGAGGCCGATTCATACGACAGATATCAGCCAGCACTGCATGACCTTGCATCCAGCTTGTGGCAGGAGTGGTGTGACGAGGTGCTGTTCGCCTCTTATCGCGTGTTCGTCCGCAAAGAGGATCAGGGGTTCAACAAGGAGCGTGCCGTGGCTGTGGGCGGCACGGAACGGTATATCAGGACGCAGGAATCTGCGGCGGTGATTGCGAAAAACAGGCTCGGTATGCCGGAAGAAATTCCGTTCACATGGGCAGCGTATGCGGCATGCTTCCCGAAGCCAGGAAACGTGAGTGGTGTTGTGGTTGATGGTTCGTCTAAGAAAAGCAAGGAGAACGCGTAGTGGCAAACTTACAAGGTTTCGACGCCTCAAAGGTCGAACCAACGGGAGCATTCGAACCGCTCCCGGCTGGTGATTATCCGGTAGTGATTATCGAGTCGGCGATGAAACCGACGAAGAACGGCCAGGGGCAATACCTCGAATTGAAAATTCAAGTCTGTTCCGGCAAGTATCAGAACCGTCAACTGTTCGACAGGCTGAACCTCGTCAATAGCAACGATCAAGCGGTTCAGATCGCGAAAGGCACGTTGAGTGCCATCTGCCGCGCGGTCAACGTCCTGACGCCGAACGACAGCAGCGAACTGCACCTGAAAAAGATGTTGGCCACGGTCAAGGTCAAGCCGGATCAGAACGGCAATCCGCGAAACGAAATCAGTGGATATAAGCCGTTCACTAATATGATTGAGGATGCGTTTTCTGAGCCTGTCGTAACGGGCGAAAAGAAGTCGCCTTTTTAAGGTGCGGGACATGAACGACAGCGATCAGTCAGATCCGGTGCATGAGGCAATAATCAAAGCTCGGGGTGATAGTGAGCACACAGCATCGGACTTGCTGTGGCTGGGTCTGACTGATCCTGTCGTGAGTGTCGCGGGTGTGAAGTCGACGGAACGCATGAGCGATGTTTGGCCGGAGCGGTGGGCGGAATATAGAAGGATTTGCGGGCGATGAAACCCCGTTACTACCAACAAGCCGCCAATGATGCCGTCTGGCACTACCTGAGCAGCACCAGCGGGAATCCCGTTGCTGTGTTGCCGACCGGTGCAGGCAAGTCGTTGCTGGCTGCCATGCTGGTACAACAGGCACTCGACTTCGATGCTCGGGTGCTTGTTGTCCAGCATCGTAAGGAACTGATTCAACAGAACGCGGAGAAGATCCGCTTGCTGCTTCCCGATGTTGACCTCGGTATCAACTCGGCAGGACTGCGACAGCACGCACGCGACAACGACGTGCTGTGCTGCGGCATCCAGACGGTTTATAAAAAAGCATTCGACTTCGGGCGCCGGGAATTGGTGATCGTTGATGAAGCTCACCTGATCGGAACCGACAGTGAATCAATGTACGGCAAGTTCCTTCATGATCTGAAACAGGTGAATCCGAAGCTCCGCGTTGTTGGGCTGACGGCAACGCCGTATCGCACGGGAGAAGGGCCGATCTGTCGGCCTGATAAATTGTTCCAGCGGGTTTGCTACGAGGCGTTCACGGGAGATTTGATTGCACAGGGATTCCTGTCTCCACTGACGAACAAGGCCGCGGAAGCAACGGTCGATACCAGCGGAATCAAAATGCGTGGCGGCGAGTTTATCAACTCTGATGCGGAGAAGGCATTCGATACCTCGGATAACGTGAAGGCAGCTTGCGAGGAAATCGTAATCAAGTGCCGTGATCGTTCGAGCATTTTGGTGTTCTGTTCCGGCATCCATCATGCCGGAAGCGTGGCGGAAACGCTGGCCGCGTTCACTGGCGAGGAAATTGGCACTGTGACTGGTGATACGTTTCCGATGGAACGTGACAGGATTCTGAGTGACTTCCGCAGCGGGAGGATGCGGTGGTGCGTGAACATTGACGTACTTTCAACGGGATTTGACTCACCACGTATCGACGCAATCGCTGTGCTTCGCGCGACAATGTCGCCCGGTTTGTTCGCTCAGATCGTTGGGCGTGGGTTGAGAAAACATGAGGGCAAACAAGACTGCCTCATTCTTGACTTCGGTGAAAACATCAAGCGGCACGGAAGTCTCGATGATCCGAATTACGGCAGGCTGACGGGCGGATCTGGTGGTAGTCGTGAAGGGACGCAGGCTGAGAATAACGGACGCGGGAAGCCATGCCCGAACTGCGGTCTGGACGTCGCGCCGCGGTGCGTGGAATGTCCTGAGTGTGGTTTTGTGTTTCCGGCGAAGCACGAAGCGCAGGCCGACAGCGACAGCGAGATAACCGGAAAAGCACCTCCGCAAGTTTGGGACGTCGAGTCAGTTGCGTGGGCGAAGCATCAGCGTAAGGGCGATTCTCTGGCGTTACCGACGTTGCGGATTGATTATATGTGTCAGCCGCATGGCGAGCCGCAGGGAAACCTGACGGCGACAAAAATCAGCGAGTGGGTCTGTATCGAACACACGAACTTTGCAAGAACAAAGGCTTGCCTGTGGTGGCAGGTGCGAAGCTCGGCACCAGTGCCCGAGACGGTTGAAGACGCGTTGATTCTACTTGATAGACTCGCCTGCCGTATGCCGGTGCAGATCACGACGGAGAAGGATGGCAAGTGGTACAGGATCAAGGCGTGCGAGTTTGTTGACGAGATTCCCGACGAAGCGGATTGGTTGCCGGAGCGTGAGGAGTCGGACGCGGTGGAGTACAGCGGGTTCGGTGGGGATGTGCCGTTTTAGGTGGGAGGGGTGTGAAGGTGGCGGTTGCAAGCTTTGAAAAAATCAAAAGATCGGAAGACCAAGAAGAAGCATGGAAGAAGTTTATTAAGTGGGTCAATACTGAACAGACTCAGGAGTTTCGTCTTGGCGGACTTGCTGGCACAGGAAAAACAACGCTGATAAAAAGCATGCGTGACCAGATGGGGTCATGCGAGGTGATAACACCAACAGCAAAAGCTGCTGACGTGCTAAACAAAAAGGGAGTTCCTGCAAAAACATCTCATTCGCTTCTCTGCAATTTTGAACATGAAACAACAGACGACAAAGGAAGGGTTGTTCCTGTCTTTTCCGACAAGAGAATAAAAAGAGACTTCCTAATAGTCGACGAGGCGTCGATGATTACATCGGAAATGAGATCAAAGATTTTACGCTGTGCGAACCGAGTTGTCTGGGTTGGTGACTATGGACAGCTTCCCCCAGTCGAATTTAATGGAAGTGGCCAATGCGTTGTTGATGAGAATCTCCTGGATGCAAAGCTAACTATGCAGCATAGACACAGTGGCGCGCTGAAGATTGCCGAGTTTGCAAATTATCTTCGCGACGGAAAAGACCCCAAAAAATGGGACAAAAATAGCGAACAGGTATGTGTTGACCCTGACGGAGTAGAGGGTACATATATAGTTGAGTTTTGCGTTTACAACAATCTATGGCCTGTGATTTGCTACACAAATTCATTTATACAGTCGTTTAACAGTCTCGTTAGACGCGTCAATGGAATTAGCTCAGGGTTCGGGAAAGGGCTTAAAATCGTATGTTGCAGGAACAATTTTATTCATGGCATCTGCAACGGAGAGATGTTTACCGTTGATTCTGTTTCAGGGAACAGGATTAAAACAGAATGCGGAAAATCTTTCCCTGCATCATTCAGTAGTAAGGATAGGTCTTCTGTTTATGTCCAAGACGGCTACGCTGTAACGTGCCATAAGGCACAGGGTTCAGAGTGGCCGAAAATTGCAGTGATAGAAGATATCCCTGCATCTCCTAAGTGGAGATACACAGCGGCAACAAGGGCACAATCATTTGTTTGCTATTTTACAAATGATGAAAGTTAGCGTGAATGTTTGATCGCATCCCAGATGAATTGAAGTCCCTGAAAAGATGGATGCTATGGAACTACAACTCCAAAGGTACAAAGATTCCAATTCGTATCGGCGGAAATGCAGGAAGCTCGACTGACCCTGAATGCTGGTGTTCATTTGAAATTGCAGTTGAGTCTTCAGCTTATTATCAGGGTATTGCTACTGTTATTGCTGAGCCGTACACAGGAATCGACCTTGACAACTGCTTTGACGATGACGGCAGTTTTCGAGATTGGGCACTGCCGATCATCGCCAGACTCGACGGAATCGCATACGCGGAGATCAGCCCAAGCGGCAAGGGCGTCAAGTTTATTACGCGGGCACGCAAGCCAGATGACGCCATGTGTCTGCATCGCTTCGGCACGAAAGGCGACAAGCAGCAGATCGAGTGTTACGACCGTGCGAGATTCTGGACGATCACGGGCAATGTTTACAACGGGCAGGATGAGATCGGCGACGGTCAGCATGTCGTCGATTGGATTTGCAAGGAATACCTGAGCGGGGAGAAACAAAAAACCGGTAAGGTGAAGCATCAGCCAGCGGCACCTCGGACGAATTTCTCTGCACTGATGGATCGGGCGATCGGCTACACAGACTCAGTGCCGGGTGAGTCAAAGGGGAACCTGCGAAATGCGGCGTTCAGCTTGTCGGGCCATCTGCATTCGATGGTCGATGAATTCGGCCAGCGGCTGACGGATGCCGAAGTGCTCGATCTGCTGCGTAGTTGGAACCAGCGAAACAATCCGCCACTGAGGGACGATGAGCTTTCAGAGGCTGCCGTGAATGGACGAAAGAACGGAACGCCTCGGGCCGATAAGATGCCGGAGCCGTTGTTCATTGATCCGTACGATGATGTGGACCTGTCGAAATTATTGGCTTCGTTCAGCGTGTCCGACGTGGCGAAAGAACCGAAGCAGGAAATTTCTGACGAGTATTTTTCAGGTGATTTTCCTGGCTTGATTGGTGAAGTCATTCGACACAATCTGGCAACGGCTCACTACCCGCTGCCGGAACTGGCTTTGGCCGGAGCCTTGACTCTGATGGCTTCGTTGACGGGTGGAAAGGTTGTCGACAGGCTGAGGACTCGCACGAATTTGTACGTGATTGGATTGGCGCCGAGCGGCGGCGGAAAGGATCACGCACGTAAGCTCAATCGACAGATCCTGCTGGCTTGTGGTGGTGGCGACATCATCGGGCCAGAGCGAATTGGATCACACGCCGGAATCGTTTCGGCAATGGCAGCGAACTGGAACACTTTGTTTCAGATTGACGAAATCGGGCGGCTGATTATGACGATGAAAGACGCGGCGTCGAGTCCGCATCTGTACAACATCAGCAGCGTGTTACTTCAGATTTTTTCATCATCGGATTCCGTGTGGCAGGCTGACGCGTACGGCGATCGGAATAAGGTTAAGCGGTTGTGTTACCCGCACTGCTGTATCTACGGAACGAACGTGCCGTCAGGCTTCTGGGAGGCACTGAGTAAAGAGAATCTGAGCGATGGTTTGATTGGCCGGTTTCTTGTTTTCGAGTCGCCTGAGTACGTGGATTATCAGGAGCCTGCCGACATTGAATTGAATCCAGACATCGTCAATAAGGCGGCAGCGTGGATTGGACTGAAAACGCATACCGGGAATCTGGCCGGAACAACAAATCACGAAGCGGCGAACCCTCGGCGGGTGGATCAC